TATGTGATGCGTCGTTAATTGAATTTTGGCATACCGTTAATGAGATTAAGTTGGCAGCGTTGCAAAGTTGCAAAGATGAGTCAGATTTCCAGACATGCGTGATGGGTGATCCTCAACCTATTCAGGGTGAGGGGTACGTTATGGTCAGTCGGTTTGGATATTTCAAACTGGTTAACAGACGGGCATTTTCATATGCTAATTTTCAGAATGATCGGTTTGTCGCATTTGCCAGTTAACGTGCTCATGCGTTAAGGTCATTCGTTCGTGAATCTGACAGTCCCCCCGTTGTTCGGGGGGTTTGCCGCCCCCGTGTTTAAAAACGCCTAACTACCCTAACCTACAAAGTGTTACCCAAGGCAGCTATATTATTCGCCGTTATAAAAAAATTGCGGCCCATATATAATTCAATATGAGGTTCAAATGTATGTTGAAAAATTTTTCAGAAATTTTTACCACCATAGAGGTCGATACAGTAACGGGGGAGTATTATACAATTATACCTGAGCAAATAATTAATGAATTAAATTTATATGAAGAATCAGAAATTGAGTGGAACGTCGATGGCGACGAAGCGATTATAAAGGAAAAAAAATGAAAGAATATCACGTATATTTCAAGGAACGCTGTATATTCAAAGAACTGAGTGAGATGCAGTTTAAACTTATATGGCCATTACTTAATACTGAATATAACTCCGAGTTATCCTATACGGAAATTACGGTAAACGATACAGAACAAAGAGAATTATTAATGGACGCATCTTATTGACAAAGCCTATATAATAAAGTATAATGATTTGAAAGTAAGCTAACGTTATGGCAAAAGGATTTACAGTAAAAGCAAAGTCCCCGACAATTAAAAAAGAGTCTGAGTGGGATTATGAAAGAGCAAGAGAAATTGTTAAAGGAAAATCAGTAGTTTTTTGTTTACCTGGAAGAGGAGTATCCTATCAGTTCTTAAAGACTTTCGTACAACTTTGTTTTGACTTAGTGCAAGCAGGTGCCAGTATACAGATCTCGCAAGATTATTCATCTATGGTAAACTTTGCAAGATGCAAATGTTTAGGAGCGAATGTACTGCGAGGACCGAATCAAATACCATGGGATGGTAAGTTAAAATATGATTGGCAATTATGGATTGATTCCGATATTGTTTTCAATACTGAAAAGTTTTGGCAATTAATTCTAATGGAAAAGGATCTTGCAGCAGGGTGGTATTGTACCGAAGATGGTAAGACTACTTCTGTAGCACACTGGTTAGAGGAAGATGACTTCAGAAATAATGGTGGAGTGATGAATCATGAAACTATTGAAAGTATTTCAAAGCGTAAAAAACCATTCACAGTAGATTATACAGGTTTCGGATGGCTCCTAATTAAGCACGGAGTATTTGAAAGTGAAGGAATGCCTTATCCATGGTTCGCACCAAAGATGCAAGTTTTCGAAAGTGGCGAAGTACAAGACATGTGTGGGGAAGATGTTTCTTTCTGTCTCGATGCGAAAGACGCAGGTTTCGAAATATGGTGCGATCCACGTGTACGTGTAGGACATGAAAAAACAAGAGTTATATAGAATTCTTATAGACGGTAAAGAAGTATATACTGCCTTAACGCAAGGTGAGTACTTCAATCGCATGGAGGACTTGTCAATAGAATTCTATCAGACAGGTGCTCCTCATCCAGACACAGTTAAAACTGAAATTTACACAGAGGACAATTAATGGCTAAAGCATCAGGTGGTATTAGTGGTGGAGACTTCGTTTCGAGTCCCCCGAAAAAGACTCGTCAGGGAAATGGGAAACACACTAAATATTCGGCAACATCTCGTAACTCGGCTCGTAAGAGGAAACGGGGTCAAGGAAAATAATTAAGAACGGACAGTCTATGAACTGTCCTTTTTAATGGTTTAAATTAATTGAGCATAGTATAATATAAGTATATCAAACAAAGTATATGAAGTATTTCATTCTTTTCTCATTACTATTCACTACCAGTACTGCACAAGCACTCACATGGAATGACATCTTTGGATGGGATGATGATAAACCTTATGGTTATTACATTCGTAATAAACAAGAGAGATGTTGGAAGAGAACAACATGGGAAGAATACCACCCTCCTGTAGAAGGTTCAGGAAGAGATAGAGGATATGTAAAGCATCATAATCGTCTAGAAGAAATCCACTGTTAATAAAAGTAAGAACAAGAGGTATAAATAAAGAAAAACCTTCTGTTCATAATGGCGATTACAAGGATATCACGATCATTTAAAGATATTACCCTATCCTTTGTTCCTCATCCTGTAACAAATGATTTGAAGGTTCTTAAGAATGAAGATGCTATTCGTAGATCAATACGTAATATTGTACAAACGATACCAACTGAAAAATTCTTTAATCCGCAATTAGGATCAGATATACATAAAAGTTTATTTAACTTTATTGATTTTGGTACTGCATCTAATATTCAAGCTCAGATTGAAATTGCAATTGATAATTTCGAACCAAGAGTTAATAATGTAAGAGTTTTGGTCGAACCTCGACCAGATGAAAATACATTTGAAGCTACTGTTTCATTTGATATTATTGGACAGCAATTTCCCACCCAAGAATTTTCTTTCCTCTTAGAGGCAACTAGATAAAAATGCCTTTTACTAAATTTACAAATCTTGATTTTGATCAGATAAAGACCTCCATCAAAGATTATCTCCGTGCAAATTCAACATTTACGGATTTCGACTTTGAGGGGTCTAATTTTTCAATATTAATAGATACACTCGCTTATAATACCTATATTACTGCATTTAACTCAAATATGGTTGTGAATGAATCTTTTTTAGATTCTGCAACGATTAGAGAAAATGTAGTTTCATTAGCACGTAATATTGGGTATGTTCCACGTTCTAAGACTGCTGCAACCGCCCGTATATCGTTTACAGCAAACTTTGGTGAAAGTATTAATGAAGATGATGATTTCACGATTGCAACGCTTAAAGCAGGATTAGTATGTATTGGAAATGCTAATGAAACCAATTATGTTCTTTCAACTTCAGAAAATATATCAGCACCAGTTGTAAAAAAAGAAATAGATGGTACACTGAATTATATTGCTTCCTTTGAAGATATTGAAATTAAGGAAGGAACATTTTTAACTAGAATTTTTAACGTAAATACTTCTTTAGATCAAAGATTTATATTAAACAATAAAGATATTGATACCTCTACCATTAAAGTATATGTTAAAGGTTCAAATGAGAGTGGATTAGGTAATGAATATTCATTAGTTGAGAATATTTTAAATATAGATTCTTCATCAGAGATCTATTTGATACAAGAAGTACAAGATGAAAGATATGAATTACTTTTTGGTGATGGTTTTATTGGTAAAAAATTAAATAATGCAGATGTTATTACTGTTCAATACATCACAACTGATGGAAAAGAAGGAAATGGTATTGGAAAGAACAATAGCCTTCAATTTGCAGGAAAAATAGTACAACTTGATACACAAAATGATACTGAAATACCAAAAACTATAGTTGGAGATACAGAAGTAGAAACAAATCAGATATCACAAAATGGTTCAGATATAGAATCAATAGATTCTATTAAGTATTATGCTCCTAGAATATATTCTTCACAATATAGAGCAGTAACACCAAGAGATTATGAAGCAATTATTAAAAAAGTGTACCCTGAAACAGAGTCAGTTGCTGTTGTAGGTGGTGAAGAGTTGGATCCTCCTGAATTTGGAAATGTACTTATTAGTATAAAACCAAAAAATGGAACTTTTGTTTCAGATTTCAATAAATCTAGGATTTTATCCCAATTGAAACAATATACTGTATCTGGTATTAATCAAAGAATAGAAGATCTTAAGTTGCTATATGTGGAGGTTGTCTCATCAGTTTATTATGATAATAATAAAGTTTCAAATATACAGTCTTTAAGATCACAAGTTATCAATTCTTTAGAGACTTATGCTAACTCTATTGATATGAATAAATTTGGTGGAAGATTTAAATATAGTAAAGTTCAACAAGTTATTGATCAAACTAGTACTGCTATTACATCTAACATTACCAGAGTGATCATTAGAAGGGACTTGAAGGTGGTCTTTAATCAATTTGCACAATATGAGTTATGTTATGGTAATCGTTTCCATGTAAAGGCAAATGGATTAAACATAAAATCAAGTGGTTTTTATGTTTCTAGTAATACAGCACCAGTATACATTACGGATATTCCTAATGATGATCTAAAAACGGGAGTTTTGGCATTTATAGAAATCACAGAAGAGGGTGAATATAAAGTTATTGCACCATCTGCAGGAACTGTTGACTATCTTAAAGGTGAAGTAATGATTGATACTGTCAATATTACTAAAACAGTTGATGGATCTGAAGTAATTGAGATACAAGCAATTCCAGAATCAAATGATGTTGTTGGTCTTAAGGAATTATATCTTGATTTTAGTCTTTCGAAAAGTAAAATAAATATGGTTAGGGATGTGATTAGTTCTGGTGATGAAATTACAGGAACTACATTTGTTAATGATTTCTACACATCTAGTTATTTAAACGGACAATTAATAAGAGAGTAACAGTAGTATGATAGAAACTGGTTTTGACTCAAAGGTCAAAGTTCAACAAATTATTAGCAATCAGCTTCCTGAATTTTTATTGAGTGAAAGTCCTAATTCTGTTGACTTCTTTAAACAGTATTATATTTCACAAGAATATCAAGGAGGTCCGATTGATATATCGGATAATTTAGATGAATATTTAAGAGTAGATAATTTAACATCTGATGTAGTTAAGGGAAATACTACTCTTTCTGCTGGTATTACTACAGAAAGTACTACTATTACGGTTGCTAATACTAAAGGGTATCCAGATCATTATGGTTTATTGAAAATTAATAATGAGATTATTACATATACTGGTCTTACTACCAATACATTTACTGGATGTATTCGTGGATTTAGTGGTATTACAAGTTATCATGCAAAACTTAATGAAGAAGAATTAGTTTTTTCAACATCTGAAGTATCTTCTCATAATGAAGGTGAAAATGTTGAGAATTTAAGTGCTTTATTTCTTAAAGAATTTTTTAAGAAATTAAAATTTACTCTTGTTCCAGGAATGGATGGAGTAGATTTTAAAGAGGGTATTAATGTTGGTAATTTTATAAAAGAAGCAAGATCATTATATGAATCAAAAGGAACTCCCGAATCTTTTAGAATTCTATTTAATGTGCTTTATGGGGAAACTCCTAAAATCATAAATCTAGAAGACTATTTGATTAAACCATCCTCTGCAGAATATGTTAGAAGAGAAGTAATAATAGCAGAAGCAATAAGTGGGGAACCAAAGGATTTAATTGGACAAACTATCTACAAACTTAATGATTTAACCACTAATGCATCAATATCAGAGGTTGAACCATTTACTAGAGTTGGAGTAGCTTTAACTACTAATCAGCAATATTATAAAATTTCTCTATTTTTGGGTCCTAATGATAAGGAAACATCAATACAAGGAACTTTTTCAATTACTCCAGCATCAAAATGTACAGAAACAGTTGCTATTGGTGCATCAGTAATTTCTGTTGATTCTACAATAGGTTTTGGTGCAACAGGATTGTTATCTAAATCAGGAACAATTATTTCTGGAATTAACACAAATATTAATTACACTCATAAGAGTCTTAATCAATTTTTTGGATGTACTGGAATAGACAATGAGATTGAGAGTGGAGATACTATTAGAAATGATGATATTTATTTTGGTTATGCAAATGGAGATGTAAATAAAAAAGTTGAATTAAGATTAACAGGAGTATTATCAAAATTTGACCAAATATCAAAGAGTGTAGATATTGATGAGAATCAAATTATTTCTGTTAAGAATTTAGGAGATTTGATTAAAAACCCTACAAGAGATAGAACATATAAAGAAATTTTAGCTAATTCATGGATATACAATACAAGTGTAAGATATAAAATAGATGAGGGTGCAGGAGGAGACACTACTCTCAAATTCTTTGCTGATATTGATAGATCAAGTTTAAAACTTGGGGATTATGTAGAAATACTGAGAAGAGGATCTAATAGTGTTATTTCAGGTGATACATCTACTGTTTCTGTAACTGAGATTGTAGGGCAAAATAAGAATAACTGGTGGGATAAGAAATGTAATGAGATTAATATTTCACCAAAAATACCAGATGGTACAATTGGGTATTTGGATCTTAGAAGAAAACTTTCTAGTCCTATTAGTGATAATGTTTTATTATCATCTCCAAATATTATTTCAGATGTACAAAATTTTTACGTTGATGGTACTGAGGAATTTTATATTGCTTCTAATTCACTTCCTACAGGTAATATAACTGGTGTTTCGACAAATTACAGACACAATATAGATACTCGTATTCAAAGTGTTGTTGCGGCAGGATTGACAGGTTTTCTAGGTGATCTCAATTACAAAGAAATTCAATTTAATAATAAAGTTCCATTTGTTAGTGGTGATGAAATTTATTATGAATATACAGGTATAAGCACTTTTGGAACTTATGTTGGGTTAGATACTGGAAATTATTTTGTAGGAATATCTGATGAAGATGATGGAAAGAGAATTAAATTATACAATAACAGAGCATTAATTAATAATGATGATTATATAAAATTAAATATTATTGGTAGAAATCTTTCTGATCCTGGCCATAAATTTACTTTAGCTTCGCAGCAAAGAAATATAATTGGACCTCAGAAAATATTAAGAAAATTCCCATTTAATACTAATATTGATAATGGAGATCAAGTTGAAACGAAACCAGGTACTACTGGGGTATTAATTAATGGTGTAGAAATTAGTAATTATAAGGGTATCGATAAAATTTATTATGGTCCATTATTATCTGTAGATGTTTTAGGTGAAGGTGATGACTATGATGTAGTTAATCCTCCTAAAATAGAAATATCTGCTGGTGTTGGTACTACTGCTATAACACAAGCAGTTCTTAGAGGATCTATTAAAGATGTTTTGGTAGATCCTCAAGGGTATGATGTTCAAAAAGTAATATCTATTACTGCTAGTGGTGGAAATGGAAGTGCTGTATTAGAACCAATAGTAATTCCTAGAAGTAGAGAAGTTAGTTTTGATGGAAGAACTTTAGTTTTTGGTGGTGGTATTAATACAACTACTAATACTATTACTTTTGATAAAGATCATACTTTCTCAAATTTAGAAGAAGTAATTTATAAGGTTGGTACAGGAAATAGTTCTATTACTATTGGTGTAGGTAATTCAGCATTAGCTAACAATGCTAGTTATTTTGTAAATGTAGTTGATACAAAAACAGTTAGATTGCATGAATCCAGAAAAGATGCTGAACTTAACATAAATCAAGTGTCCTTTAATGGACGAGTATCTGCTGGTATCCATAATTTTGCCACCTTACCCAATCAAAAGACTGTTATTGGGGTTAGAGTTGAAGATGGTGGTACATTTACTAACAGAAAATTACGTTTAACTCCTTCTGTTGGAGTGTCAACTGTATATAACACACTTAATTTTAAAAATCATGGATTTGAAGATGGAGATTTAGTTAATTATACCTTCCAAACAAGTGCAATATCAGGTCTTTCTACCGAAAATCAGTATTTTGTCAATAAAATAGACAATAATTCGTTCCAATTATCTAATGCTGGTGTTGGTGGGACAATAATAGGCAATTATGAGAGAAAAGATGTTGTTAATTTTGCAAATAAGGGTGAAGGTTATCAATATTTTGCTTATCCAGACATTTCAGTCTCTTTAAAATACACTCCTGTTGGATTTGGCACCACTAGTCAGACAGTTGAGGAGATGGTATTGACTCCTTCTGTTCGAGGTAGCATTATTGACACTTATTTGTATGAATCTGGAACAGGATATGGTTCAAGTATATTGAATTTTGAGAAAAAACCAATAATTTCTATAAAAAATGGTAAAGATGGCAATCTAAAACCTATTTTTGTTAATGGAAAGATAGATCAGGTCAATATTCAATATGGTGGTGTTGAATATTTCTCAATTCCTACCTTAGAAGTAATAGATAGTTCTGGAAAAGGGTCAGGAGCTAAGTTAAGACCTGTTGTTACAGATGGTAGAATAAGTGATGTTGTAGTTGTTAATACTGGAATTGGGTATTCTCACTTAGATACGTCTATTAATGTTGTTTCAGCAGGAAAAAATGCAACTTTAGATGCTAAAGTTAGACCTTTAACTGTCAATTTAAGAGAAAAGTATAAAAAATATCCAGGAAGTGCATCTGATGGTTATAAATTAGAGGACAATAAAGATGAAGCTATTCTTTCAGAAGGTATAGAGAATACTTTACAGTATAATGTTTGTGCATATGGAGAACCTTATAGGCAATCCTTTAACGAAGTAGGGACTGGAAATACTCAAGCTTCTAAGATTATTGGATGGGCTTATGATGGAAATCCAATATATGGTCCATATGGATACAGTAATGCTGGTCTTTCAACTAATCCACGACGTTTAGTTTCTGGATATACCTTAGATACATCTAATGTTGAAAATAGACCATCAGGGTTTAGTGATGGTTATTTTATAGAAGACTATAAATTTACAAATTCTGGAGATTTAGACAGAAATAATGGTAGATTTGGTAAAACACCTGAGTTTCCAGAGGGTGTTTATGCATATTTTGCAACTATAAAATCTGATTTGGACAATAATGAACCAGAATTCCCTTATTTTATTGGAAATTCTTATAGATCTACTCCAGTAACTCAAAATCTTAATCAAGAATTTGATTTTAAGGATTCGAATTTAATAAGAAATACTTTCCCATATAGAATTTCAGATAAAAACGTTGATAATGACTTTATAATTGAGACTAATGAGATTGAAAGACAAAAAGTTGAGATAGAATCTGTTACAACTGGATCAGTAGAGAAATTAAATATTGTAAATTCAGGGAAAAATTATAAAATTGGTGATTTATTGACATTTGATGAAAGTGGTACGTCTGGTGGTGGGTTAAGAAGTAAAGTTTCATCACTAGAAGGTATTGATATTCTAAATGTCAGCACAGGTACATCATCTTATACTGATAGGGTATTCAGTTGGGTTGATGAAAGTACTGTAAAAGTTACTGTTTTCCCTAGTCATGATTGGAAAAATAAAGATAATGTTGTGGTTTCGGGATTTAGTACCACTTTAGCTTCTTTAAATGGATCTTATACTATTGGTGTTAGTTCATTAACTTCAGTTTTAAGTCAGAATTTGAATTCTGGAACTGTAGGAATGTCTACCGATATATTTGTTTCGGATATTCCAACAGGTGTTTCTGTAGGTAGTACTTTAAGAATTGGTGCAGAATCTTTAAGATTATTGAACATATTTAAAAATGAGAATATTTTAAGAGTACAAAGAGGTTCTGGAGGAGTTTCTCATACTGCATCATCTCCAATTACCTTTGTACCTGATTCATTTACTATTAAGAAATCTATTAGATATTTTGAATCTAAACCAACTGATAGGTTCTATTTCAACCCTCATAAAACTATTGGAGTAGGAGTTACTCCAGGAATTTCTATACCCATTAATTTCACTTTTGCTGGAATTGGAATTACTAGAGATGTTACAACTCAAAGCATTTATTTGGAAGATCATCCATTTAAGGATGCCCAAGAATTGACATTCTCTACAGGTGGTGGAAATGCTATCTTAATTTCAGATACTGCGGCTAGTGGAACATATAGTATGCCATCTACTGTATATGTTACTAACTCTACAAAGAATAGTATTGGTATAAAAACAGGTATAGGTACTACAAGTGGAGATTTTAATGATGTATTTTTCCGTGGTAATGGTAGTAATATTAATGATTATTCCTTTGCAAGTAATTACACCCAGCAAAAAGGTAGAATAGATCAATTTAATACAACTGTTGCATTATCAACAGCTCATGATTTAAAAGTTGGAGATAAAGTAGTTTTAACTATTGAACCAGATTTAAATGTAGGTTTAGGAACAACAACTCCAGTTAAGGTAGAGAGGCAAACAACAACAGGATATTTATTACTTGATCCAGTACAAGTCACTAATAGTGGAGTTAGTACTACAGCAGATTCCTTTACTATTACAAATCATAGATTTAATACTGGAGATAAAGTTTACTATGAGGTTATTAGTGGAACTTATCCTAGTGGTTTATCAGAAGGGACGTATTTCACATATGTAATTGATGTTGATACATTCCAGTTATGTAAAACTAATATTGATGCTACTGGAGTTCCTCCTGTATATGTTAATTTTACAAATAATCCAACTGCTACACATAAATTCTCTAGAGTTAATCCTTCAATTGAAGTTGTTAATACAAATAGTTTAGTATTTGATTTAACTCATTCTTCTTTATCTGATTATAAGTTTAAGTTGTATTATGATAAAGAATTTAAAAATGAATTCACATCCATTAAATCTGATACATTCAATATAACTGGTGTTGGAACTGTAGGTGTTGGAGCTAGTGTAATTGATTCTAGTCTTACTGTTGGATATAGTACTGCATTACCAAGGACATTATATTATAATATTCAAAAATCTGGATTTATTAGTACATCTGACACAACGGTTCCAAATTATTCGGAAATAGTTTTTGTAGATAGTCATTATAATAGAAGTTATGATATTGTTTCTATTGGTGCTTCTGCGTTTAATATAACGTTAGAGGATGATCCAGAAAGACTTTCTTATGAATCTAATCAATGTAATGTTTTAAAATACACTACTACTTCATTAACCTCTAAAGGAGGAATTGAAAATGTTAACATTATTTCAGCAGGTTCTGGTTATAAGAAATTGCCTAGTTTTGTTGGATCTTCATCCACTCTAGGTGAAGGTGCATATGTTATTCCTAGTTCAACAAAAATTGGTAATGCTAAGGAAATAAGGTTTATTAATGAAGGATTTGAATATTCATCTGATTCTACTTTACGACCAGAAGCATTTATATCACCTTTTGTTGTTATTAATAATTCTAATACTATAGGAATTATTACAATTACTAGTGGTGGTGTAGATTATATAAATGCACCTAATATTAAAGTTGTTAATTCAAATACAGGGCAAGAAATTGATAGTGGATTCCTTGAAGCAGATTTAATTGGTAGTACTATTGGTTCTGTTGATATAATAAATTCTCCAAGTGGACTTCCTGATGAACCTGTAAGGTTAGTAGCAGTTAATAATGATAATGGTGTTGGTATTGTAAGTGTACAATCTAATGCAAGTGGTATATTTACTTGTTGGATAACAACTCCTTCAGTAGGATTTTCCACTTATCCTTTTAATGTTAATGATAAAGTTTATACTGAGGGTATTGAAAAGGTTGGTGCAGCTGGATCTGGATTTAACTCTTCTAATTGGGGATATGAGTTTGCTGTAGTTTCTGAGGTTGTTCCTGGCGGTGCTCCATTACCAGAAAATCCTTCTCAAAATAATGGAGTTAATTTCCGAGTAAGTATTGATGCTACTGGCGTAAGTACTAATACTGGAATTGCAAAAACTGATCAGAGTGCTGGTGCTTCTCTTATTAATGAGAAGAAATATCCTACATTTGTAGTTACACAAAAACCTGATTTGTTTATTGAGGGTGAAATATTAATTAGAGATTCTGTCGAATTAGATTTATATGTTTCAAAAACTGGAAGTGATTTTATTAAAGTTACTGGAAATGATATCTTAGTCAAGGGTGATAGAATTCTAGGAAAAGATTCTGGCACTTTAGCAACTGTTGATTCAATTACAGAATATAATGGAAGATATGTTGTTAATTTCTCAGTTAAAAAGGATATTGGATGGACAAATGAAATAGGAAAATTAAGTGTAGACAGTCAGGTAACACCTGATAATGATTATTATCAAAATCTTTCTTATAGCATTCAAAGTACTAAAGGATTTGACGAATTAAGAAGTCCTGTAAGTGCAATGCTTCATACTAGTGGTTTGAAGAATTTTGCGGATGTTGGAATTAGATCAACATCAACAGCTGTAGGACCATATGATGCTTCTCTTGGAAAGAGAACTGGAATTGGTAGTGCAGACTTTACTGAAACTATTCAGGACTTGCTCGGTTATAATCGTGTAGATACTATTTACGATTATGATAGAGCAACTGATGGATCTACAGATGGAAGTTATTCAACACTTATAGAATTTGAAAATAAGACTCTTAGTGATTATTTTAAGGCAAAAAGTAATGAAGTTATAGTTCTTGATGATATTGATAAGTTATTCTCAAATTTGAGTGGAGAACCTAGCGAATTTTTAGATTTAATAGAACTACAATCTAATACACCATATCAAAATTTATTCATTAGAATTACTAATGCGGATGGTACTGATATTCAGACATCAGAATTGATTATAATGAATAATGGAGGTGATATAACTTTAATAGAGAAGCAAAATATTAATGATAGTTACTATATTGGAGACTTTAGTATTAGTGAAGAAGCTGGTTTACAGTATTTAAGATTTACTCCTTTACCTAATGCATATGATTATGACTATGATTTAAAATTAGTTAAAACAGAGTTTAATGCTGGTACTGGTATAGGAACTAATACTATAGGATTTGTTGATAAGGTTGGAACAATTAGTGTTGCTACTACCACTACATCAGGAGTAACGACTACTTCGGTTATTTCTGGAATTGCAACTGCTTATAATTCTTTCTATACAAGTAATCAATTACTTAATAGAACAACAAATGAAATGAATTATGTTGATATATTTGTCACTCATGATGGTACAAATACATATATGTCTCAGGCTTATGCTGATAATAGTGAGAGAGATGCATATTCCGATTTATTGTTAGGATCTTTTAGTGGAAATATTACTGGTAATACTTTCTCTTTAGATTTTGAAAATAGTTTAACTGATGAAATTGAAATTAGATCTAATATTGTTGGATTTGGTACAACTAGTGTTGGAATTGGTACATATAGATTCCAAGTATCTGGTCAACCAGATGGATCAGAAAGATCTGCTATTTATCAATCTGATTACAGTTACACTTCTGGAACAAGAAATGTAGTGGGTTTCGATACCTCTCTCTTCAATTCAGTTAAGTCTGTAGTTGAGGTTAGTATTGGATCAACAAAAGCATTACATCAAATTGTAATGAATCATAATACTACTGATGTATATTTGCAGCAAGGTCCTTATCTTTCTGTTGGAAGTATAGAAACACTTGATACAAAACTTGGAATTGGAACTTTTGGTGGAGAATATGTTGCTTCTAATTTTGTAATGAAATTTTATCCTAATGCTGAGTTTGCATCAGATAATATTGAGGTATCTTCATTAAGTTTGGGTATGTATTCAAGTTTAGATTCAGATAACTTATCTAATGTTACAGATTTAACTTATGGAAAAGTAACTGAATCACTTAATGCATTTTCATATAATGCTATTGATGGTGAGAGAATTAATAGAACTAGTTTCCCATTAACAGTAGATGGTCTTAAAATATTTGCAAAACAATTTAATCCTAGCGATTCTAATGCATTAAATCTTACAACTGGAAAATTCAGTATTACAGACCATTTCTTTAGGACTGGTGAGGAATTAATTTATAAAGCAGGTTCCACATTTGTCGGTGTTGGTTCAACTGCTATGCAGTATGAGAGTGCTGAAGGAGTAGATGAATTACCTTCACCTGTTTTTGCTATTAGAGAGGATGCTGATAATTTCTATATTGCAACGACAAAAGCATTAGCAAATGCAGGAACTGCAGTGACCTTTGTTAGTGTGGGTGAAGGTAATTCTCATGAATTTTCTATGAGTTTAGCTAATACAAAAAATATTATTACTCTTGATAATATAATTCAATCACCAATATCATATAGTCCTGTATCACATACATTAGAGAATAATATTGAATCTGTGTTTGGTAGTACTGGTATTGGTACTACATCAACTACATTTTCCTTAAGTGGTATATCATCTATTTCTCTTAATGATGTTTTGAAGATTGATGATGAATTTGTTAAGGTTATTGGAGTTGGTATGGGTACTGAGACTTACGGTCCAATTGTTGCTGGTATCGGAACTACTTCTCTTGTTACTGTAGAAAGAGGAGTTCTAGGTACAGGAGTTACAGCACATTCCAATACTTCAACTGCTCAGTTATATAAGGGATCTTATAATATTGTTGGAAACAATATACATTTTATAGATCCTCCTAGAGGAAATCCCCAAATAACTAAAACTAAGGGTAATTTAGAATTCCCAAGAACAGAATTTAATGGTAGAGTATTCTTAAGAGATAATTATGATACTAACCAAATATATGATGATATTTCCCATGAATTTACTGGTATAGGTCAGACTTTTGATTTGAAAGTTGATGGATCTGGAATCGTTGGTATGGGAACTACTGGTGGCAATGGACTTGTTATTATAAATGGAATTTATCAAAGACCAACTACACCAAATAATCCTTTAAACAATTTTATAATTAAAGAACCATCTGGAGTATCTACAAATATTACATTTACAGGTATTACTAGTGTAACTGAAAATGATATAGTTATTAATCCATCTGATATTAATCAAAATCAGTTACCAAGGGGTGGAGTTATAATTTCTTTAGGTTCAACTCCAGGTTTGGGATATGCCCCTCTTGATGGAGCAGTAGGTTATCTAGAAGTTGGTGCTGGTGGATCGATTACAAGTGTTGTTGGTATTGCTACGACTGGACCTGCTTTTGGAATTAGTACAGCAACTTATAATCATGTAACTGGTAGATTGGATATAGTTACAACCGAATCAACTAATTTTGAACTTAGAATTATAGATCAAGTTAAATTGGTAGGTTTAGAATTCACTTGTGCTACTGCTCATGCTGGAGTAACAACTACTATATTCCCTGAAGCAGCAATTGGTGCAGGTAATACCGATAAATCTTATCCTATATTAAATACTGAACCAACTCTTTATACCCATACCTTTGTAAGTGCTACTTCTACTGCTGTTAATGGATCATTACAACCAACTGCAGCAACTTATGATTCTTTGAGTGGAGATTTGGTACTAACATTTGCTAGTGCTCATGGAATAAGTAATGGTTCTAATATTACAATTGCTAATAATTCAATAATATTTACATGTAGTAGAGATGAACATGCTACACAACATAGTTATCCTAGATCAACTGATCCTGCTTCTGGAACTGGATTGACTGTTTCTAATGCAACTGCAAAAACTCTTACTGTTAATGTTGGAAGTTCGAATAATGGATTACGTAGATTTACAACAAATGTAGGAACCAGCACTATACCTCATACTTATGTTGGTGGTGGTAGTGTGGTAACATATTATGCTAATGCTAATTTTGGATCAGGATATAGAGGAACAGTTTCTATCGGAGTAACTGATCATCCATTTACTCATAGATTTGTTAGTGCTGGTATTGGTTCTATTACCGATAATACAACTGCAACTCATACAGCATCAAATGCTAGTTATGATGGAGGTACTGGTGATTTAATATTAACAATTCCTTCACATGGGTTAACCGATTCTAATACAATTCAAATAGACAATAATTCTTTAGTATTTACGTGTTCAAAGGATGAATATAGTAGTCATCATTCTTATCCAAGAACAACTGATCCTGTCTCTGGAATACAAACAGCAATTACTAATGCAACAACAAATACAATTACTGTTAATGTTGGATCTAGTGTTGGTTCTGGTGCCACAGTTACAGCCACAGTCGGTGCTGGAGGTACTTTGGCCTTTGCAATTACTGGACCAGGTACAAATTATGCCAATCCACAAATAAACATTCCTGAACCCTCCTACGCAGGCTTAGAAGTTACTGGTGTTTCTAGAATAGGTGTTGGTAATACAACTGATACAGGTACTGGTTTACTCCTCAACTGTAAGGTATCACCAATAGCATATGGTGTAGATCATAAATTTGTAAGTGCGGTTGCTGGTAGTATTACGGCAACTGGCATAGGAACTACTACTGCTACTGATGCAACTTATGATCCGTTAACTGGAAATTTGGTTTTAACAATTGCAGGACATGGATTAGATACTGATAATACTATTGGTATTGATACTGGTTCTTTAGTCTTCAGATGTGCTCAAGATAATTATGCTAGTGTACATTCTTATCCTCGTGCTACTGATCCTATTGCTCTTGCTATGCCTATAAGTATTGGATCAACAACAGTTAATACAATTACTGTTAATGTTGGAGTAGCAACTGATATTATTGGTGTTACTACTCAATTTGGAGTAACTGAATGGGAGATGGTAAGAAATGGGTATGGATTTAAACGTGGTGATATATTCACACCAGTTGGATTGGTAACTGCTTTAGGTCTTTCTAGTCCTATAAGAACTGCTGAGTTTGAGGTGTTGGATACATTCCATGATGCCTTCTCTGCGTGGCAATTTGGACAACTTGATTATATGGATGATATTAAGGATCTCCAAGATGGTAGTAGAAGAAGATTCCAATTAAAGTATGATGGAGATCTTCTAAGTTTTGAAGTTGATAAGGAAAGTGGTTATAACTTTATTAATCTTGAAAATTGTTTATTGATTGTGATAAATGGTGTTGTGCAAGAACCAGGAGTAGCATACAAATTTAATGGAGGAACATCATTTGTATTTACAGAACCACCTGCAGCTGAGGATGATGTTTCAATCTATTTCTATAGGGGATCATCACAAAGTGATACTGAGTTAGTTACTACTATAAAACCACAAGTTGAAGCAGGTGATGATGTTCAATTAATGGGAATATCTGATAATATTAATCAAAATGAAAGAACAATATCAGCAATCTTTAATTCTAATACTCTAGAAACTAATATCTATAGTGGTCCAGGAATTACTACGGAAGAGAAATCTTTAAACTGGACTAAACAGAAGAAAGATAAGATAGTTAATGGAAATATAATTTACAAGACCAGAAACAGTATAGAAGCACTAATTTTCCCAACAGCAAAGGTTATTAGTGGATTCTCAACTAGTGATAATACTCAATTCTTTGTAGATAATGTAGATTTATTTGGTTATGATGCACCATTCCTCAATAATGCTGCTGCATTTATTGTTGATAAGAGTACTACACCTATTGCTGCTGATTTAACAGCAAATGTTTCTACTGCTGGTACTATTACTTCTTTAACTATTGTTAGTGGTGGTTCTGGATACGTTGGATCAACAACTTCAGTTTCTGTTGGAATACCTACAGTTGGTATTGGTAGTTATATTCAGGCAAATGGTCTAGTGGGTTTTGGAACAACAGCAACAGCAACAGCAACAATAACTAATGGTACTATAACAGCCACTACGATTGTTAATCCAGGATTTGGATATACTAATACTAATGCACCATTAGTTATAGCACCATCCCCAACTTATAAGACAGAGACTGTTACTGGTATTAGTAGTGTTCAAGGATTTACTGGAATCATAACTGGTATTGGTACTACTGCTGGTATAGGAACTGCTTTGGCACTTAAATTCCATTTAGATTCAACTACAACTAATTGGTCTAATCAAACTTTAAAGGCTGGTTATCCAATTTCTATTTTCGATACTTCAATCGGAACTGGAGTAACTTCAGTCTATGAATCAGGTAATGGTGCAGTTGGAATTGGTACAACATTCCTAGATAACATTTATAGATTAGTTTATGATCCTGCATATACTGGTACTTTAGGAATTATTACATGTAATATTGCTTCTGAAACTGGTCTTAGTGGATTAAGTACTAGTGGAGAAAAATATTCTCCTGTAGGAGCGTTCTCTTGGGGTAGATTGTATCAGAAGAGTGGGTCACTTACTAGAGCAACAAATCCTATAGGAATTGCCCTTAGTAACTATACTGTAAATTCAGGTTTAACCACTTTCCCCACCCTTCAAAGAAGGGATGAAGGTATGAGAGATAGTGGAGCTATCAAGTCATCTTAAAAAACATTATAAATATCTAAAAAACTATTAATATGTCTGCTATAGTAACAGATCAATTTCGAATATTTAATGCGGGTAATTTTGTAGATTCGGTCTTATCTGATAATAATTCTTATTATGTTTTTCTAGGTCTTTCCAATCCAGGTACTGATCCATCCATCGTTGGTTTTGGGAGAACTGATACTTGGAATAGTAGTCCTCCAGCACCGACAGATAATCTTCAATATGAAACCCAGTATAGAAGTACTTCTCTTTTTGGGAAAAAGGTTAATAGTACTAATATAAGAAGAGTTATAAGAAAGGTTGATTGGAAATCTAATACTCCTTACGATATGTATAGGCAGGATTACAGTATTAGTAATATGGCTCCAGTTTCAAAAACTGGAAGATTGTATGATGCAAATTATTATGTAGTTAATAGTGATTATAATGTTTATGTGTGTTTAGATAATGGATCTTTTGGTTATGAGGGAGATGGTACTGATAATTATAAACCAGGCAACTCTAAAGATGAACCTACCTTTACTGATTTAGAACCATCAGCTGCAGGATCTAGTAATGATGGATATATTTGGAAATATCTATTTTCAATTTCTCCTAGTGATATTATAAAATTTGACTCTACAGAATATATTGTTGTTCCTAATGATTGGGAAACATCAACTAATTCTCAAATTCAAAAAGTTAGAGAAGCTGGCGATTCTACAATTAATTTTAACCAAATTAAAACTGTTTATATTGCAGATGGTGGTAGAGATTACATAAATCAAACTACCACAGTTGATATATTAGGAGATGGAACAGGAGCAAAAGCATCGGTTACTACTTCTAATGGAGCTGTTACTTCGGTAGTCATAACAGCTGGAGGAACTGGATATACATATGGAATGGTTGATTTAAAGGTCTTTCAACCTACAGATTTTACTCCTGCGGATGCTGCACGATTAATAGTTATTATACCTCCTTCTAGAGGTCATGGTTATGACATCTATAAAGAATTGGGAGCTGATAGAGTATTGGTTTATGCTAGATTTGATGATTCTACTAAAGATTTTCCAACTGATGCAAAATTTGCTCAAGTGGGAATTATTAAAAATCCATCAACATCAACAGCTATTGGAGTAACATTTACTGGAACTGAGTATTCTTCTTTAGGTGCAATTAAATTTGATCCTGATAATTTTACAGATAGTGCTTCTATTGTAATAGGTACTAAGATAACTCAGACTAAAAATAATGGTGACGTTGCAAAAGCATATGTTGCTTCTTATGATAGTGATACTGGAGTTTTGAAATATTATCAAGATAGATCTTTATATTATAACTCAACTACATCTGATCAAACAGATTATGTTGGAGTTAGTAGTGATGCTAAGGTAATTTCATTTGAAACAGGAACTAAAGCAATTAATTTTGCAGGTGGAAGTCCTGGTGAAGAGACGATACAAGATTTTACTGGTATTACCACAACAGTAGGAACTAAAGAAATAAATTTAGGAGTCAGTTTTACAAAAGGTCTTGCTGATCCTGAGATAAATAAAACAACTGGTGATGTCATTTACATTGACAATCGAAAGATAGTCACACGTGATGATAGACAAAAAGAAGACATCAAAATCATCCTGGAATTTTAAAGAAACATGGCACAGAAAAAAGATTTAAATATAAGTCCTTATTATGATGATTTTGAATCGGATAATAATTTTTACAAAGTTTTATTTAAACCAGGTTTTCCCGTTCAAGCTAGAGAATTAACTAATTTACAGTCTATTTTACAAAATCAGATTGAAGATTTTGGTAGTCATATGTTTAAAGAGGGATCTATAGTTATCCCTGGTGCTCCTACATATGATGATGAATTTGATGCTGTAAAACTTAATGCCACACAGTTTGGAGTTGATATTTCTTTATATACAGATCAACTTATAGGTAAAGTAGTAGAAGGATCAGTAACTGGAGTAAAAGCTGTTGTAGATTTTGTTGCTTTACCTGATTCAAATAATGTACAAGATTTAACCATTTATGTAAAATATAATACTGGTACTCTTGATAGAACCGCATTTGTAGATGGTGAATCTTTAATAGTAAAAGAAAATATAGTTTATGGTAGTACCACAATTAATGCTGGAACTGCAGTTGCTACATTATTATCTACTGATGCTACTGCCACTGGTTCTGCTGCTTCTGTGGCTGATGGTGTGTATTTTATTAGGGGAACTTTTGTTAATGTTTCCAAACAAACTATAGTTTTAGATTATTATAGTAATACTCCATCATATAGAGTTGGATTGCAGATTGATGAGCAAATAATTACTGCAAAAGATGATCCTTCATTATATGATAATGCAAAAGGATTTACTAATTATGCTGCTCCAGGAGCAGATAGATTAAAAATTTCTTTAACTCTTGTTAAAAAGGAAATATCCGATAAGAATGATACCGATTTTGTTGAGATATTAAGAGTTCAAGAGGGTAGAATTAGAAAAATTACTACGAAGACAGATTATAATATAATTAAAGATTATTTAGCTGAGAGAACATTTGAAGAATCTGGAAATTATTCCCTTCAACCTTTTAATATAATTGCTAATAATTCATTAAATGATAGAATGGGAAATGGTGGATTATTCTTCGGTGATCAAAATACTGATGAAGGTAATACTCCTTCAGACGATTTGATGTGTTATAGTGTTTCTGGTGGTGAAGCTTATGTAAAAGGATATGATGTAGTAACAGATTCTGTAACTATTTTAGATGCAAATAAAACAAGAGATGTTGAAAAAATAGATGCTGCTAATGTTCCTTTCACAATGGGATCTCTTTTAGTTTGTAATAATTTAAAGGGACAACCTCAATATAGAAAAGTTATTGATTTGTATGATCAATTGAATTCTACTGGAACAGTAATTGGAAAGGCAAGAGTATATTCAGTTACTCCTAAAGATAATACTTATTCAGGTGCAAGTAGTAAATGGAATGTTCGTCTATATGACATCCAAACTTATACTAAATTAACATTAAATCTTGATGTATCAAATACTCAAATTAAAGAGACTTATTTTATAAAAGGTAAAAATAGTGGTGCAACTGGATATGCTACAGCAGCTGGTGGTGGTTTAACAACTGTTTATGTGAGACAGACTTCTGGTACCTTTATGGTCGGAGAACAGATTCTTATTAATGGAGTTGATACACTTCCTCGTTCTATTACCGCAATTGAGGCTTATACTGGTAGTGATATTAAATCAGTAAAACAGACTGCAACTTCTCCATATGTACAAAATTTTACAGCAGATGCACGATTAAATACTGTTGATTTACCTAATGGTATTACCGCAGTTCAAGTATCTAGTGGTACTATGACGTTTGTTGGAGGTGTCATTTCAGGTATTAAAGCTAATGACATAATTAAAGTTAAACCTACTGCATCTGCAGATGGTTCAAGTGACTTATTTTTTGTAAGAGTAACAGAAGTCGCTGCTGATGCATTAACAGCAACAGTTGCTGATATTGGTCAATCTGTAGCAGGTGTATATAAAGGAACTGGTGCAGGATCTTTGGGTGCTTGCAATGCATGGTTAGGTCGTTCTAGAGTTGATGATATTGAAGGAGGTTTGTATGAAAGACTTCCCGATTCTAATATTTCATCAGTTGATCTTTCATCTTCAGTTCTTAGACTTTCTGCTCAAGTAACTGGTATTGATGCCGTTGGATCAGCATCAACTATTAGTTTTAGTGATGTTAAAGATGGATCAGGTTCAGGAATATCTACAGCATTTTTTGAAGCTTATAATTTAAATAGATATGCTTATCATTATGGAAGTAATACAGGAGTTGGAACTATAACTTCAGACTCATTCAAGTTACTTGGAGATGGTTCGAAGGTACAATTTACTGGATTAAATGCTACTGATACTGATGGAGTTATTGGTATAACTGCTAAGAAGCAAGGTATTCAAAGTAAAATAAAAAATTATATAAGAAGTCAAATATTAACTGTTGATAAATCTAGTTTAGAAGGATCTGGTAGTACTGCAGGAAGTACACGTAATGATGGATTGACGTATAATGGTGAGGCTTATGGATTAAGAGTTCAGGATGATTCAATATCTTTGAATGTTCCTGATGTATCAAAAGTTTTAGCTGTTTATGAGTCTCTTGATACTAGTGCACCAACATTAGATACTATTACATTAACTGCTACTGCATCTGTAGGAACTAATGTAATTATAGGTGAAAATGTAGTTGGTAAAACTAGCAATACAATTGCAAGAGTTGTTACTAATAATGGATCTACACCTTCTAGTGGTGGAGCAAATAGATTAGGTGTAGTTTATCTAAATGAGAAGAGATTTAGTAAGTATGAAGATGTTGTATTTCAAGAATCAAATATAACAACTACTCTTCAAGCGATTAATGAAGGTACAACAGATGGTCAATATCAAAATATTACAAATTCTTTCACTTTAGATAAAGGTCAAAGACAACAATATTATGATTTTTCTAGATTGAATAGAAATAGAACTGCATCAGTACCATCAAAACAATTATTAGTTGTATATGATTTTTATAGTGTTCCTTCAAATGATACTGGAGATGCATTTACAGTTTTAAGTTATGATAAAAATAGATATTCTAAAGATATTCCACTTATTAATGGTAGTGTAAGAGCAACTGATACATTGGACTTTAGACCAAGAGTATCTGAATTTGTTGGAGTTACTACTTCACCATTTGATTTTAATACAAGATCATTAGCATTTAATGAGACTCCAAAATTTATACTTGCTGCTAATGAATCCACTCTTCTTGGATATGAGTATTATCTTGGTAGAATTGATAAAATTTATTTGAGTGAGTATGGTGTTTTAACTGTACAAAAAGGTAAACCAGCAAGGAATCCTCAACCTCCAACTTTGATTACCGATTCTATGGAATTGGCTACACTTACTATTCCTGCATATCTTTATAATCCTGCTTCTATTCGTGTTAATTTGACGGATAATAGAAGATATACTATGAGAGATATTGGAAAACTAGAAGATAGAATTGAGGAACTGGAAGAAGTAACGACATTATCATTACTTGAAGTTAGTACTGAAGCATTATCTATTCAAGATGCAGCAGGAAGAGATAGATTTAAGAGTGGATTTTTTGTAGATAACTTTAAAACACCAAATTTTGTCAATTTAAGTGTTTCTTCAATAACAATAGATACTAACGAGCAAGAAATTAGACCTCTTATTACTAGAAATACTCTTGATAGTGCTTTAATGCCACAAACAAGTACTAGTGATGCTAATGCAGATTATGGTACCAATTTCACATTATTGGATGCTAATGTTCAGAAAACTGGCGATATAGTGACTTTGGCATATGATGAGGAGTTGTGGATAGAGCAAGTTTTAGCAACTAAAATGGAAAATGTGAATCCATTTAATGTAACAACTTTCCATGGAAATCTTACTCTACAACCAGATAGGGATACTTGGGTAAGAACAGTTAGACTTGATAATATTGAGAGTGTAGAAAATGTAGAAGAACAGATAATAACAGGTCGTGGATGGAATGTTGTAATAAGAGATGGTCAAACCATATCGAATGTACAAGGTAGTGGGTGGAATACACAGACCTTTACTAATGAAGAAGAACGAAGAACAGTAGTAGAGGAGTTAGAAGAAGAGTCTCGTGATGTTTATATGAGGTCTAGGAATACTCATTTTAATGCGAAAAGATTAAGACCTTTTACTCCACATTATCAATTTTTAGATGGAATCTCTGGAGTTGATTTTATTCCTAAATTATTAGAAATATCGAATGATAGTACTTTAACCAATTATGGTTCTTCTGGAACTTTTAGAGTTGGAGAAACAGTTAAAGGATTTGCAGAAACAAGTGCTGGATCTTCCTCAGAAATAATCACTTTTAGAGTTGCTCAATCCAACCACCAAGAGGGTGCTTATAATAGTCCAAGTGCAGTTTATGGACCAAATCCATATTCACCTTCAGAGACTATACAGGCAGAATATACCAATTCTTCCAAGATAATAAATGTTGATTGTGTAGCATTAGCTGCAGAAGCACAAGGTTTATATTATGGTTATGTTACTGTTGGTACTAAATTAGTTGGTCAAACAAGTGGTGCAATTGCATACGTTAAAGACTTAAGATTAGTTAGTGACACATATGGTGAGTTACAAGGAACATTTTTCCTAAAAGATCCAAATACAACTCCACCTCCTAGTGTTGTTGTTAGAACAGGAAGAAAGACTTTTAGAATTACTGACAGTTTTACAAATGTGAGAGGACCAGGTCTAAGACTATCAGATGCTCAAGCAGAATATGAATCTGTAGGTACATATAGAACTCT